GGCTGCACAAGCCGAGCCAAATAGTCCGCACGCCGATGCTTAGGCACATACACCAGCGTATGCACATCCGGCTTATCCACCGCGTCTTTAGCCTTGCTCACGAACGACACGCCGTCACGCACGTCGACCCGATAGCCCAACGAGGCGAGAAACTCCGCCGCAAACTGTCGAACGTCGCCACGCTTGCGATCAAACCGAAACGAGACCGGCCGCGTATCCTCCAACACGGCCGGATCCACGACATAGGGCGTATCCAACATATCCGCGTAAATCAAATCGATCACCTGAGCCACCGGCACGAACCGCAAGTCGACGTGTGACCCCGATACACGCGGCAACGCCGACAACCGAGGCACAACCGGCTCACCCACGGACACGCCAGCAGGCAACGGCGGCAACACCGGAACCGGCGGAACCTCACCCGCATGCACGACACCGACCCAACACAAGCACACCAGCAAAGCGCGCCTCATTTGCCCACTCCAGCCGCCGCCGACAACGAAGGGGCAGCGTGAGCCGGCGCAACCTCAGGCGGACCCGACCACGCCATCACACGCCGACCATCAACCCAGCCGACACGCGCAATGCCCTCACCCACGAACCCACCCGGCGACCCGACGCGCAAACGCCCCTTGTCATCAACCATGACCACATACCGCGCACCATGAGCGAACACCGAACCAACGAGCCGCCACGTATCCGACACGGCCGAGGACGCCGCAACAGCCGCAGCAGGCCCCGAAAGGCCCCCGCCAGCCGGCCGGACAGCCGGCGACGAGGAACCAATCACAGGACCCGGCACTGAGCCCTTAGCGAGCCGCTCATGGAAGAAACGCCACACGAAAAAGACCGATACCACACCAAGCACAAGAACCACCGCGCCGACTATCCAAAACGACTTACGCGCAAAAACGTTCTGACGCGCATCGACAGTAGACTCAACGCCAGCACCACCCGCATACGAGTTGTAGAGCGGAAATATCTCAGGCCGGTACTTGCGAATGAACGTACCCGTTTGCATCGCCTTGGTCTGCTTCGAAGTCTCGTACATCTCAACCCGATAGCCCTTCGACAGCCCCACCGACTTGAGCTTGACCATGCGAAACGACAACTCCACAACAGCCTTAATCGAGCGGTGCAAATCGGCGATAGACTGAATCATCAACACCACGTCGCACGCTACGCCCGTCTGCTCATGCACGAAGTGCCGATGCATCCGAAAAAACGACATGTGTTCCTTCGAAATTTTCTGATCGCTCGCCCACAACTTCCAAGCCTCATCGATCACAACCAAATCGCCGGCACGCACAAAACCAGGCGTAACCTTCGCGCCCTCGCTCGACTCAACCTCAACCGGAAAGAAGCCCTCGCCCCTCACATCGTCCGTCCGAACGTGAACAATCGAGCCCATGCGATCAACCGGCAAACCCCGCTTGTCATGCAGATACGCATGGATCAACTCTTGACTCACCCCGTCAACATTCGTCACGACACGACGCCCAGCCGCCACCGCATCGAGCAACGGCCCGGAAACCACCTCGTAACTCTTCCCCGAACCCATCACGCCGCAATACGCATTGATCGCCATGACATCAACCGATCACCGGTATACGACGGATGATGAAGCGCATCACGTAGGCCGACACCACAGCCGGAGCACCCACCGAAAAGCCGCACAAATCCAGGAAGTACCACACCGACGAACCCAGGCCACCAAACGCACCGTTAAGCGCAGCAGCACTCGGCAACACGCCGGACGACTGCAAAACTGCAACGAACTCCGTCGTAACGAAGTAAAGCAAGAAGAACCCGAAAAAACGCGCAATCAACGACCGCACGACGAAGCCCAACACGACGTTGAGCGCCGACAGAAAAATCCCAAACATAAGGACTCCTAATTAAGCAGTAAGCACGATCAAGACAGCCGCGACCGCAAAGGCAACCTCGCAAGCGACAGTTATTTGCGTACCGTACTGATTCAACAGATCGCACTGAGCACTAATGGTGTACGTCTGCCCCCACAGGACGAACGAAGGCTCAGGACAGATGGACTCATGAGTGGGCACGACCCACTCCCGCAAATCCGAAAGCAGCCCCAGGACCGGCGCCAAAATCTGCGCAGCAGTCGGCACGGTCTCCAAACCGGGCGCCCCGATACCCGGATCGGGGCCAAGATTCACCTGAGCGCCGCTACCCGGCGTCGTCGCCGCAGGCGTGCTAGCACCCGTCTGAGGCGTCGTACCAGTCGTCGGAATCGGGGAAGAGACGGACCCCGTACCGGAGCCGGACGACGAAGCGCCAACACCGGCCGGAGAGCTAGCGAACCCGCCAACAGTCGGCGCCGATGACCCCAGATCGCTCTCAGCCGTCCCCGCCATCGAGGGAGTTACCGGATTGCCGACCGGATAGGGAATACCGTCATAACCGTCTTGCTCCGCCGCACGTTGCCAGAGCGCATTAGTAGCGCCAGCCGCAACAACAGGATTAAGCACCTCAGCTTCATCAGACGTGCTCAACGACTGCGCAGCAGTCTGAGGCGAAACCGGCCCACTAGGAGGTGTCGGACTCGGCGGCAAAAAATTAGCCGAATACGCGACACATGCAGCGCCTTTCACATCGTACATGCCCGAATCACACGACGGCCCAGCGTAGTTATTCGCGCTCTGCGTCACCCCAATCTGCATGACAATACGGGGCGGATTATCAGTAGCCCAAACATCACAACTCGCCGAGTAAGACCCGGCCTGAACCACACACTTACCGACATAATCGTAAACACCACCCGCAGGATGGCCAATACTTTGAACGTAAGCCTGCGCCACCGCCTCAGGCGAACCACCACAACCGCTAAACAATCCACCACCGCCACACCACACACCACCCGTAATCGTCGAGCCATCGCTACTAATCGTCCCCCTTGAAGGCGACCCAGACACCAAAGGCGGAAACGGCGAACTCGTCGACGACGTACCGTCGCCCTTCGTCACAGTGACCGTGCCATCAGGATTGAACGTCCAACGAAGATCATCACTCGTACCAAGATTGACCGGAATACCGCCCAGAATCGCCCCCACGCCCGCGTAAGCCGCCACCGCGACCCAAGGCACATCAGCCACCGCCGACCCGACCGCAGCCGCAGCAGTGGCCGCAGCCGCAGCCGCCGCCTTACCCATCCCCGCAAGCGTCTCAGCAATACGCGGATCACTCGCAGAAAAACCGTTAGCCGTCGCCCAGCTATAAACAGCATTCGAGATAGTCGAACCAAACGAACTAGGCGAAGCCGGAGCCGTCTGCGCATATGCGCGCTCATGAGGCGCGGTATAGACGATCCCGAACAGCAGCAGCGCGACCGACAGCACAAACAAACGAAAGCGCAGCATGGTCACACCTCCAACCCGCTAACCACAGCCCACGCCGAAACCAACCCCCAAACGAACATCGCCAAATACCAAGCATTGTTTACGTCCATACACGCCCCCGTGCCACAAACAAAAAAGGGCGAACCGAAGCGGCCCGCCCTCATCGTCAACACGCCGTTGCCGGCCTACCCGATCACGCGCCGCGAATCATACGAAGCACGATCTTCGAGCCCTTGATCGCGACGTACAGCAGCACCAACGAGCCGGCCACGGCCATGATCGCGGTGATCGTCGACGAAAAATCGACCTGAGTCGTCAGTCCCGTATAGTCCACCCCCGACGCTTGAGCGAACGCAGGCGACGCCGCAAGGCCGACCACCAAACCCGACGCAACAATCGCCTTACGCCCCACAGCAGAACGAACCGCTTGCAACAAACCGCTCATAAGATTCACCTCTTTTTTTCAACACGGGAGAAAGCGCCCCCGACACGCACCGGCTTAAGCCCGTCGAATGAAATCGACGACCACGCCAATTCCGCGAGACACCATGTACAGCGCGACAACCGAACAAAACGCAGCACCCCAAAAACCCGCCGCCTGCGAATAGTCGAACGCCGGAACATTCGCACCCGGCGACAGATCCAGATGAATCACCGAAACCGCCCCGGCCGAACCATCCGAAGCCGTACACGCAATAGAACGACCCGAAATCAGAACCGTGCCCGAGGCCGGAGCCGGCGAAACGCATTCAAGAACATCCAGACCCGTACTCATCGCGCCCTAACCACTCCGTCTCATCAATGAAAACGCCGACTCACGAACACAAGCGGCACAACATCAAACGGACCGTCGCAGTGATCCACGCCCGCATCGTGCGCTTCGTCCACATCGCCGAACCCGCCAGCCTCGCGCAGCCTCGGCGTACGGCCCACGTCACCGTCGACCGGACACAAGAACTCGCCGCTCGACAACTCTTGCACCACGTACACCACGGCCCCGCTCATGAGTTACCCCTTCGCGCTCGCCGCACGCTGCAACGGCTTGAGCGAATGCATGAGCGTCTTTTGCGTCTTACCGTTCGTCACGATCTCGAACTCGGCTTCGCCCTCGAACGGGAACGGCAAGTGTTTGTACTTATCGAATTCCACCGACGTCCCCAGCGTGAACTCGCCTACAGCGAAGCCCTTCGCCGTTCCCTTCGACTCGTCCAGTTGCGTCTCGGTATAGACCTTGGTGGAATCGAACTCCTGGCCGTTATCCATTTGCCCCTTGCTGGCCTTCATGCCGAGCACCTTCACGTGACTTACGAACTTCATGCATTACCTCGCTAGCGAAATCGGCCGGCAAACAGACCTGATCCCCCGGCCAGCCATCATCGGAGGGGTCTAAATCGTTGAACGACTGCCCATACGCGGGCCGTGCGTGAATCGGCGTACCAGCAAACTCGTAATCGGGCACCTTCAACCGTTGCGGCCACTCGCCCGAAGTGTTCGTGATAGCCTCAAGAAGCGCGTCATCGCCCAGCAGCGGACGAAGCACGAAGAAATATTTGCCAAACGCATTGCGAATGTTCTTCACACTCGCATCAACGTTGATTTCCGCCGACTTGCGTTTGACCTCAATGCGTTGTGGCGTACAAGCCTTCTCAAAGAACTGCAAACACGGGTAGGCACCCACAAAATAGCCTGACGGGTCCAACAGCACATCGAGCGGAATCACACGCTTGTTATTGCGAACCTCGACCTCGAATCGGACCCACGGCGACGACGCATCGCCCTGCTCCATGCCCTTCTCATACACGCGGCACAGCTTGCCGTTCTGACGACGGCCGACATACAAACTGCGCCCTTTGCCTACTGGGTTACGCCAGTCCCCGCGATGCTCATGGCTCGGCGCACGGCCGGAGCACGAAAAAAGCCCATCGTCGTACCACTGGTCGGCTTGATCGACCGAGTACTGACCCTCGAAGCAGTCATGAGCCAAGTCAACGCGCGTAATCGTCGGACGCCTAGCAGTCACCGACAAGAACTCGTACAAACGACCCTCCCACCCTTGCCTAGCCGCCTGGCAACCGGCGCCCGTCAGGTTGATAAGCATCGTTCCGCGCTGACTCAAACCGCCCATCGCGACATAGCCGCATCCGTCGCCAAGCTCCCAAGCGTTCAAATAGAAATCGCGCTTACGGTCAAGATTCGCCGTGATACCAAACCCAAATATCTCTTCCAGGTAACGACTGGCTTCACGTACGTACTGATCGTCACTGACAAGCTGCTCGCCCGCCGTCTTACACCACGTTTCCTCGCCCACCGTAAAGCGCAACGTGTCGATCACCGCACACTGCCCCGCAGTCGGAACACGCACCGCGACCGTTTTAATCTCCCCGGTGTCCGTCACAACGATTTGCAACCGTTCGAGGCTCGCGAGCGGCGCCCGATCCATTCCCCCCCTGTTAGTCGAGGGGGGGCATTCAGCCGCGGCGCCGCCGCGTCCGTCCTCGACGCTGCGGGCGGGCGCGTC